ATAAACCAGTTTGAATTGTTTGAAACTAAAGTTATACTTTGATATAAATGGTGTATTGTAAAATTTAATTGTCCATCTATATTTCCCAATCCAGAGGCATTGATAACAGCCAAATTATCTCCAGCTGATCTCTTTACTTGTACTTCTTTCCCGCCATTCCCACTAGCCTGTGGCATAGTAACATTAACTTCCGAAGAAGTAGTATCTATAAAAACAATGTCGATTGTATTATCTAAAGTAGTGTCTGAACTTATGTTTTGGTAAGACTTTTTAGAGCCAACTACTAGACCATCAAAGTAGAGTATGCCATTATTATTATAAAGGGTGCTACTAGTATCACTAGGAACACCCTCTAAAAATTGCACCCCACTATTAAATACTCCATTAATTCCTGATATTGTTCCATCAATTGTTATGTTTCCAGTTCCAGTAATATTACTGGAGTTCAAATCTAAATCCCCGCCAAGTTGCGGGGATGAATCTTCAACTATATTGGTTAAATATGGAACATCATTGGACAATAGACTAACATTATCGCCAGATTGCAAAACTGTTTCGTCAATATTAAATTCAAAACCGCTTAATACAAGTCCAGTTCCAGCGGTATATGGAACATCAGTATTTACAGCAGATCCATTAAAATAAAGAGTCCCATCTACATTGTACAATACATTGCTTGTATTTGATGGAGTTCCAGATTCTACTATAACGCCAGAAGATCCTACTATTACTTGATCCGATGCGTCTTTATATACGCTTTTCTCAGAAGGGTAAGCTATAAAGACATTGCTCTGACTAACTAAAGAAATATTAGCATCAGAGTTAGAACTAGAAAGAATTATGTCTCTAGATAAAGTGTTAGAGCCATAAGTACCTATACCAACTTCCCAATTATTTCCATTTGTTATGGTATAGTAGGTTGTATCGCCGCTTGACAATACAGAAGAAAATGCTTGATAACCATCAGCAGCACCAGCTAGCGTAATAACGCCACTTCCAGAAGTTAAACTTGTTTCCTTAACTCTATTGGCAAGCTGTAGCGGCATCTCAAGTCCTTAATAGTAGGTAAATAGACTAATAGTGATCAAGAATTAATAAAAAAGGGGAGGGGGAGGAAAATCCCCCCACTCCCCGATTTAACGAAGAGTACTATTCTTAGAAGCTACCAAGAATTACTCTACGGTTGTCTAACACGCCAAAGCCAACTTCAGCAAAGCCATAGAGGCCAGCACGTTGTTGACGATGGAGGGTTGGGTCTTCAAAGACTGTAACCTCTTGCTTGACAGGCATAACAAAGCTGTCATTAGCTGCAAGGTCAAGACCGACGACAAGCTCAACATCACTACTAGGACCAAGAGTACCGCTAAGATTATCAGAGTAGTATGTCTGATATTCTTGGCCTTCACCTAGTTCGTCAATAGCGTGGACATTCACACCAAAGACACGAGAAACAGAACCAGCACCATCATTGGCAACATAGATTTCTCTACGGCTGGTTTCATCTAGCTGGTCGATACCCCAGTTTCTCATATCTTCAACACCTTCTGGTGATAGATAGAGATCTGTGAGTTGACCACGCTTAACTGAGGCACTATTACCACCAGCGTTACGACGCATAACAACCTTCATGAGGCTCACAAGACGCTTGGTGAATTGACCAGCGGCAGCATCAGCATCATAAACGAGAATGTTACGGTCAACACCGGCAGCAAGAATTGTGTGCCAAGCGTCGTCATTCATCTTCTTCACAAAGCCAGCTTCAAGAACCTGTGTTGCACGAGCAACAACGTCCCAACGAGCTTCACGAGCATAACGAAGAAGCCAGTCGATTGAGTTGGCGATTGTGTAGGTTGGAACCATCACATAGTCGCCCTCGACTGTTCTTTCTGGTACACGACCATGAGCAGGAGCAACGTAAGCTACGAAGTCTGCTTCTTCACCTGGAGAGATCAAGTCAAGTGGAAACTCTGTTGAGCTACCAGCTGGCATAGCGATTCTCTCGTAAATATTGCTGGCGATATCGCCAACCATGATGCCCTCACGAAGAGGTAGTTCAATTGCTTTAGCAAGTTCAGCCATTGCAACAGCAGATTCGTCGCGGTTATCGCTGGCTGTACGCTGTAGAAGCTGAATGAATTCAGCGTCTGGTTTAGTTAAAAATGACATATTTGTATTCTCCTATTCTTTTACTTATGGAAGGTTAACAGAAACTTTAGCGTAACCATCAGCGTCCTTAGTTGAAAGGAAGCGACCAACAGCAGGAGCACCAGTTGCCTGTGTGCCTGAAATAAGACCATTTGCAGCAAGATAAGCAACATCGCCAGCGGATGGCGTACCACTAACCTTGTCTGTGACAACAAAACCCTTCGTTAGAATGGTAACTTTGCCACCTTGTTGAACTTCGTCTTTGTGCCAATTAAGGTGTTGACGAGTTTGGTCAATATTTACAACATCATTAAGGAGAACACCAAGTGGAGCCTTGCCTGATGGGTCAGCAGCCACAGTAGCTACAGCGGAAGAACTATCCATAGCAGCACCAGAACCCTGAGTGCTTACTGATGCGATAACGCCTCTGCTTGCAGTTTCATTCATGAAGTATGTTACTTCAGTATCTAATTCGTTACGATCACCTTTAAGAGCCATATTATTACTCCTATTTACTTAGTTAAGTTTTTGGTTGATTTTAATACAGATTGACGCAACCAAGAAGCCGCAGAAGCAATTGCTAGATTTTGGTTTTCTTGATCTGACTCTGGATTAGCTAAAGTAGCTTCAGCTACTTCATCTACACTATCTAACTCGGAAGCATCAGCTTCTTCGCCATCATCTTCTGCATCCTCTGATCCAAAATCAACAGGAGCAGGTTCCGGTTGTGGTTCCGGTTGTGGTTCCGGTTGTGGTTCCGGTTCCGGCTGTGGTGCTGGTTCTTTGTCAGCTAAAAGAGCAACAACTGCACCAAACATTTCGTCATTTGCTTCTGCAAAATCTTCAATGATCTTGGCAGCTGTTTCTTCATTAGCACCAGCTTCAACGAGAGACGCCATACGCTTCATGCCTTTCATTTCTTTCATCATGCCAGCGTACTGTTCTTTCATTTTCTTTAGTTCTTCTTCTTTTTCATCCATTCCCTTTTTAAAGGCTTCAGCTTCTTTCATCATCTTTTCCTTGTCGCCATTCATACCGGCAATAGAATCTTCCAATTCTTGTACCTTGGCTTCAAGAGATGCAATAAGCTGATCCTTTTCAGCGAGGACGGATTCATTAGCGGAAGTAACTTCTGCTAACTTATCAGCGTGTTGTGTTTCGATTGTAGATTTTTCAGTCTCAAATTCAGCCTTAACGGACTCCAATTCAGCCTGTAAATCTTCAATCTGCTTGGTATTATCACTCATGTTATGATTCTCCATAGCAGTTAAAAAGTTATTAAACGTTATAGTATTTGCCTTACTATTAAAAGGATCGACTTCTTTGCTAAGAATTATACTCCTTGGATTGGCTGGCTTTGACACTAAACCTTTCCCAGAGAAATAAAAGCCTTTTAAAAGTCTTCCTATCTTGTAACCATTGTATTCACCAGTGCCACCATATGCTCTCAAGTGCTTAGTTAAAAATGAAGACTCTTCAGTTCTAGCTAATACTTTTTGAGCTTGATCTGGACCAACGATTGCATAATCAAAACTATTGAAAATGCATTCCATTGAAACAGACCATTTACCTTCATCTATTTCTTGAGTAAGTTCCTCAATACGATCTCTCATTTGTGGATCTGACCAAGTTTTATAAATGACTGCACTTGTTATGATGTCAATTTTTTCTGGTAGTTCTTCTTCAGCTGAAGATCTATCAATTCTTTTACCGTCATGATCAACAATCATTGAGCCAGTAATATGACCAATAATATCAGTATCATCATGCATGTAATTAAACTGTTTATTTACGGGTGTATTTCTTGCATCCCATAATTGTTCAACACCAAATACATCATCGTTTTTATTCCATCCAGCTGAAACTAGAATAGAATTAAGATAATAAAGATCTTTCTGTTTTTCCTGTCCTTCGCCTAAAAAAGCAAAAGACCGCTTTATTTCTTCTTCATTTGGATTGAATTTTTTTTGCTCTAAAATATCGCAAGTAAATGCAATAGAATTGTCTTTCTCTATAGCATCACCAATGCCGTCTTCAATTTCGTATTTGTATATATTCATATATTAGAGCCTTTCTATATTTTTAAATACGCCAAAAAAATCTATTTATGTTATTTCTAGTCAAAAAAATCAAACGAATAGACTAAATTATTGATTTGACGCATTTCATCTACAGAAGGCGATTTATTATTTTGCTCAATAAACTCGGCCTTTAGCTGTGTTTTAAGCATTTTTTGAGATTCGCTTAATGTGGGATTATTTTCCATAATTAAAGCTATTTTTTCCTCATTAATTTCTTCATATGGTTGAAGATTACAAAGGACTTTAAACTTAACATCCTCAAGATCAACTAATTCCGCCTTTGTTAACTCTCTTAGATTATTCTTATTATAGTAGTTTAACATTGCTGGATTAACAATATTTGAAATAATTTTTTGAGCTTCATTGCTCCATACCATTACTGAAGATACTGCCGGTTTACTCTTTGGTAATACTCTCTTTTGTTTACGTGGTTCTGAATCTTTTGTAAACGGAGGTCTTCCATTTTCTTTAGGCTGTTTTTCTTCTTTGTTTTGTTGCTCTGGTGTTGGCTGAGTATCGACAACTTCAGGTTCTTTTGGTTTTAATGTAGTAACATCATCAATACCAATCTCGCCCTTTTGTAAAGCAATCTTTCTGTACTCAGAATCAATATTGCCATTATGGAATGGATCAGCTTTAGATGGCATTTGTCTTCTATTTCTTTTTCTACCTTCAGTCTTAATTCTTGAGTCTTCAATATCATGAAGTTCACCAAAACGATCTCTCAATGTCTCAACAGAAATTATATCTCTATCAGCGAGTTGTATTAATAAATTCTTTTCAGCGGCCTCATCAGATAAAATCATATGCTCAAAGTGTAATGTTGCTGGAGTCTTGAAACCCATAGCCTTTTGTATGTATACTATTTCTTTCTCCCAGAATCTTTGTAGTAGATCTCTTCCGTACTCTAGTCTCTCTATTAATGTCTTTAAAGATATAAAGTTATTTGTAAACCCGCCAGACTGTCCAGCTAATCCAGTTAGCGTAGGAGGAATACCAAGACCTGCATAGATACTATTAAGAACTGGCTGGTATTTTTCAGCACCTAAGAATTTGTAAATCTGAGTATTACTTTCTTTGAAGTCAATTTCTGGACCCCAAACTAAATCCATAGTACCGCCGCCAACATTACTTGCAAGAATATTTCTAAGCTTGTCAATAGCACCCTTGTTTGGTAGAATCTTATGCTCAAGATTGCCAAGTCTCCACAATCTGATGTTTGAAATAGCACCATCTAATGCTGACATGTCTGCAAGCTTCATCTTTTCAAGCATCATAATATCATCTATGATTGCATTAACCATAGGATTAGCCCATAACTCCCAGTCGTCTTTCTTGTAATAAAATACTTCTGTAGCATTTGGATCTAGAGTGATATAATTTTTCTGATTCTTTAAAGCGTCTTTGATAGGACTCGGTAGTTTATCTGCATATTGAGTATTTTTCTCAAATGATTTTCTTACAGAATGAGTAATCTTCATCTTGAAGACTTTCTCTCCGCTAAAAGCACCAGCATATCCGCCATCAACTTCAATTTGAATTGGATTTAAAAAATCATACCTAAGAGGTATATGTTTCTTGGTAACATTCTGCTCCACAAAATTAATAAGATCCTCTTGAGCCTTTGACATTTCTCGCTGTTGCTTTTTATTTATTTTGCCATATCTTTTATGAATGACAACATTGCCGCAGCGATAGAGCATGTTTAAAAATCTTTCTGATCTTTCTCCACCGCCAATCATATTCCACCACTTGCGATAGAATTGCTCAACCTGTTTGTTTGGATGATTAAGACTTATTCCCTGTGACGCAAAATCTCCCATAAGATCTATAACATTCTTTACTATGCCAACTCTATCATATGCTTTCATGCACATTGACATAGCTTGCTTAAAATTACTAGCGGGTTCCTCAAATGGACGGAACCTGTAATAATCGTCCTTCAGAAAATCAGTTCTAACAGAAATGTTTGGTTCAATATCAATATATGATCTGCGACTTGCAGTTGAACTCATGATTCCATCATAACTATCTACGTTACCA